ATAGCTCCACACCTAACAGACTCTTCACCGAGACTGGCGACACCACCAGAAGCACTAACACCTACAACTGCCGCTCCTGTTAAGTTTGCAGAGCCAGCCGTTGATGTGCCTTCTGCTCCTGTAGGTATTGTCTTTGCTGTGCCTGTTACAGTTTCATTACCTAATGCGCTTGTAGATGCAACTCCTGTAACAGATATGGATACAGAGGTTATGGCAGTTTCATTACCTAAAGCAGAAGTAGCAGACACCCCTGTTGCGGATACTCCTACTCCAGCACCAATTTGCTCATTACCTAGACCACCGACTAATTCAGTCGTGTTGCCTACACTAAAAATAGCTGTGCCTGTAACAGTTTCGTTACCTAAAGCAGAGGTTGAAGATACCCCAGTAACACTAAAAGCTATATTTTCAGTAGTGGATACTGTTTCATTGCCTAAAGCTGAGGTTCCTGCTGAACCTGTAACTGCAACAGTTACATTTTCAGTGGTAGATACTGTTTCATTACCTAAAGCAGATGTTGCCGCAACACCGCTAACACTGAAACTTACGCTTTCAGACCCCGAATCAGCAAATGCACCTCCAGCAAAGGGTAGGGTTGAAAACATACTTTATCCTATAAGTGGCTCCGGCCAGTCATTTATCGGTGCGTTGCCTGTAGGATTACCATCGCTATCCACTGGTATATCCCATAAGGCTATAAAAGCCGCATGGTCAGATGCATTTGTTATCGCTGTCTCAATCGTGCCTGAAGCAGTCCTAACAGCCGCCCTATAGGTAGCAACATCGGTTGGAATAGTGGTTGTGCTATCTTCTGCTTTACGAACAACATACCAATCAGTTGATTCAAGTAATGATTTAGCTGTAGCTTTTGTCTGTGCTTTGTATTGACTTTTAAGACCAAGTGTTATTAGTTGATTGCCATCAACATCTAATACAGCTTTACCATCCTCATCTACTTCTTTAACATCATCTAATGCTTTTGGTTTATCAGCAGACCAGTAAAACCGTTGGTCATACCATTTAGGTTCATCTTCCCAAACCAAGCCTACCGCTTTCTTTTCTGCATCGGTTGTGAGTGCTAACCAGTTGCTTGGATATTGGTTGCCGTCATCGTCTGACCAACCTCTACCTGACTTAATTACTTTGTTGTTATATTTCCACATTTATCACTCCTATCTCGCATTTGCATATTTGAAAGGCATCTCAGCAAATGCCATGAAGATGTAGTCATGACCAGAACCATTGTACACATCACCACTTCTTCTTAATTTAAAACCATTTGACAGAAAATCAAAACAATCTGTGCCGCTTGAACTTTCTGCTGTATCATCATTAGGGTTTAATTCCAACTTTTCTTCAAGCGGGTTTATATCACCTCTTTTATTATCAAATATAATCCATCTGTTAGAAGCATCTGTTTGTTTGACAATAAGCAGAGCTGGTCTGAACCCTGTAAACACAAACACACCATCAGTGCTTCCGGTTCCTGTGTAACTTCCAAACTTGGAATAGCCCCTGACCGAGTGAAAACAATAGGCGATTTGAGTATTGTTTGCATCGACACTCACTCCTACACCTAATCCAAAAGTGGTCGAATTAGGAACACTAGCACCCCATACATTACTAACACTTGCTACTCCGCCTGTAGTTTCAAGTTTGAGATACTGAGAAGTATTGGTAGTAACTGATTCATGCCAAACGTGCCAACTTCCAGTTGACCCACGTTCCTTTTGAATAATTACTTCTGGTGTAACGCCAAGTCCATGTCCTACTGTAAAGTTACCAGAAGAAGCACTTGTAAAGCCTACGATACTAAATCCTGCTTTTGTATTAGCTGATACAGAGCTAGTGATGCTTCCGTCTGTGTTGCTAGATGCTGAACCCCCTGCAAGCCAAGCCCAACCAACATAGGTATCGTTATTGTCATTTGTTGATATTGCTGTTCCTAACGTAAAACCATTTGAATCAAATGATGTTATTTGTGTTGAACTTGTACTTTCAGAGTCAGTATCATTTGTTGATAAATATTTACCAACACCACGAACACTATCTTGCACAGTATGGTCTTGTGTTGCGTTTCGTTGTTTTATCCAAACCCAATCTGGTGCAAACTGATAACTCGATATACTGTTACTCGAACCAGTTCCTGTCCATATTTGTGTGTCGAAGTGATCTTCTGGAGGCTCATCATTTAAAGGTGAGATGGATGGTTCAGGCAAATTTTCTGCAACTAGTGCTAAATATCCAGAAGGAACTGAATAATAAAAATCACCGTGTCCATTAGCGTCTGAAGCGTTAGCTGAACCAGAGGTTACAGTATTCCGAAATGAGCTATCTTGTCCAAAATTAAATTGCGACCTAGCGTTATCTGCTGAAGACGTATCTAGAAAGAAAACACCAAAAGCAACACCAGAAGTTAAAGCGGTTGATGCGTTACCTTGTGAAGCATTGTTTTTTAAAAACTCTATCTCGCCATCATCTAAATTTATTTTAAGACCTATTATATCTCCAACAGTATAAGTAGCACCATAGTCAACAGCACTCCCACCATCAATAATCTTATGACCATCAGATTGGTAAATTACACTTTTACCTCTAGTTGGCTTCCAAAAAGTGCCTTCAGTATCACTCTTAATACCAACAGACATTCCGTTGCCCATATCTTCAGCAACCATTTCAACGTACCATTTACCTGTTGTTGGAAAAAAGGTAGACCCTATACTTCCTGCGGTACTAGAACTACCATTAACTCGCAAATTACCAAAAGCAGTAGAAAAAGTAGGACCATCTAAAGGATTCATAGTAGCAAAATTATTAGTGGGACTATCTGACACTACATCTGCGGTTACGAAATTATTTGTACTCCAATCGTTATCCTGACCGCTTGTATCATTGCCTATGTCAGAGCTATTTTTAAACTCTAATCTGAAACCATTTGTTCCAAACGTTAAGCCAGATGTATCTTTAGGAACCCAAACGCCTGATTTTGTTTCACCAAAATTAGAAGGAGCTAATGCTTGCCCATCTATAAAGTTAAAATCAGCAAGATATCCATCAAAATAGTTCTGACTGTACCCACTAAGTTTCCCAATAGTGTGAACTTTATTATTGTTAAGATATAATGAGTCATAACTCGATGGTGGCAATCCACTATTTGATGTGGTATAGTCTGTTTGCTCGACACTATTTGCATAAATTTTTATTCTGTCTGCCGCAGTTGATTGAGCACTGTCATATATAATTACAAAATTATACCACGCACTTGTGTCCCTAAACACAGCACTTGTGTATTTATTGTACACATTTCCATTTAAAGAAAAACCTAAAGTGTCACTTGAAGTAAAAACAACACCGCCATCAATAGCGGCTCCACTATGAGCTCCAAATACATATTGAGTAGATCCTAATAAACATCTTTTAACCCAGAAACTTATTGTGTATAAATCTCTGTCTCCTGCTGAAAATGTTTGAGTTAAATATGTTGTACTACCATCATCAAACCGTAAAGAGTTGTCTATCTTAAACGGATAAAATCCTGTTTCGCCTCCTGCCGCTATATTAAATAAACTACTCATGATACATTTAATGCCCTACCAATTTCAAACATATTTGTTCCATTACTTACAAAAACTAATACATCTCTGGCACTAGCGGTTGTAGTTAATGTAGGTGCTGTTCCTTTAACAAATTTGTAGTTACTATTGAAAGATAAAGTTCTAGACCCAGTGCCATCTTGTATAATCGATATAACATACACCCCACCATCTATTTGATTAGATGCCGCTCCTAATGTTCTGTTACCTCCAAGCGTTACACTTGTTACTTGGTTAGCACTTGCATCCCATGATACTGTAGAAGCATCTGATAATGTCGTGGCATTAAAATTTTGTGTGGCTGTGAACTCTTGTGCTGTTTTAAGGTTTGCTACTGCAAACCCTCCAGCTTGTGACCCGTCATGAACAACAACAGTATCTTTATCTGTGTCAACCGTAACTTCTCCAACAGCCCCAGTAAAAGAACCTGTTTCTGATGTTGTGCCTCTTCTAAACTGTACTTGTGTAGCCATTATGCAACCGATCCAAAATCTTCGGTTCCTGTTACAGAACCTGTTACTAAACCAAAATCTTTATTCGCAGGAACACCTAAATTAGCTGGTGTTATTTTTTTCATTGTACCACCATCATCTATAAGAACAAAGTCTGCATCACTGCTTGATGTTGTGGTAGAGGGAGCATCTGAATTTGATGTTGTCAATACAGCAGAAGAAAGTCTTGCATCAGCGATTGTACCTGATAGCTGAGAGGCATTTATTGTTTTATTAGTTAAAGTGTCTGTAGAACTAGCTGTGATAGCACCTATATCTGACAAGACTTCACTTGTACTTCTGCTTTCCAAGCCATTAGCTGTAAATCTTGCAAATTCATTATCCGCTACAGAACTACTATCTATCTTGACTGCGTTTGTGTTAGATATACCAAAGGTGAGACTTGCTTGTGCGCCTATATCAGACAATACTTCAGAAGCAGAACGACCTTCGATTGCTGTGCCATCTACTCGTAAAAAGTCATTATCAGCTACACCGCTTGTAAACTTAGGCACATTATTATTTGATATTCCTGTAGACAAAGTAGCAGTTGATGTAATTGATGTACCGTTGAGCGTCATAGCATCAGCTTCTAATGTGCCATCTACGTCCACATCTCCAGAGATATCTAAATTAGTAAATACAGAAGTTCCCGTACCAGTTATAGTGCCACTAACGCTTACATTACCACTAGCATCCCTAAACACCGCTTTTTCTGCTGGCTGAGTGCAAAACAGAGTTTTTGTACCAGCACCCCAATTAACAGCGTTATCAGAGTTACTAGACTGTAGTATTGTAGTTCGAGCTAACGTAGTGCCAGAGGAGGTATAAGTGCCTATACCCACCTCAAAATCAGAACCAAGAGTGCAAGCGTAATAAGTAGTATTGCCATTACCGATTGAACCAAAAGACTCAAACCCAGTGACAGCACCAGCAAGAGTATAAGTGCCAGTTCCCGTTGTGGTCGAGGTTTCTTTGACCCTATCGGCAAGTACGAGTGCCACAGCGTCACCTATGCAATACGAATGATGGCGTTACTCGCATCTGCTGTTGGGAACTGTATAGTAAAAGTACCAGAAGTAGATGTTTTATTGGTACTAAAATCAAGCACTGCAACAGCTTTATTAGAATCACTGCTATTATAAATCAAAGCTCCCATTGCTGTAATCGTAGCTGTTGTAAAACTAAGATCCGCAAAATCAGTAATTGCTGTAGTACCGGAAAGTGAAGGGTCTACCCTAGTTAATGTACCACCGCCCGAAGTATATGAACCACTATTAGCAACTTCACCTGTTGTGGTAAAAGCTGTGGTCGTTGCTCCTAAAGTAGCTGTAGTGCTAGATTTACCACCGCCACCTTCTGCATACAAAGCGAGTTTAAAAGTATCACCACCTGAGTTTTTAAAATTGTGTACACCCTCTAATAGTTCTTTTTTGAAGGAACTACACATTGCTTGTGCTATAGCCATTTAAATTCTCCTTACAAGATCAGCCATTTCTGTTTGTCCAGCTTTGGACATCTTATGTGCAATAGTAGCACGTTCTTCTCGTCTTGCCAATTCTATATAATGATACAGAACTTTTTGCAAACTACCCCTAAATACTTCCGCTTGTTCTTTAATTACAGGAGGTGCTGTGTCGGACACTCGCATCACCTTATCCATAGCTAATTCTGTTAACTGTTCAGAGCTTAAACCACCCTCTGCTGAGGTCATTACATTCACAGAATTAACATTAATATCGCTAGATACACTAATCATTTTTTACCTTTTTCCATATAAGTAACATTTGGTATATCATGTCTACCTATTAAAACAGGTTTAACTTTTTTTGCGTCCTCTGCCTCGGGTGGTGACATGCTATCTTTTTTAGTTATTTTCAACTTACCATCAACAACAGACTGTATTAAAGGATTATCTAATCTATGATAGCCGTACAGTTTTTCTTCATCAGGCACGTTTACATCTAATAAAGGTGATGTTCTTGCTACTTCTATAGCTACGTTATTTTGTATTGCCATAGCACACCAAAACTCAACACAAGCTCTACCAGCTTCAGCAAAATGTATGTTTTCTTTATATGAAAAATCTATGCCAAAAAGATGCACTTTTTTTACTTTTGCATAAATAGCAAATGCGATTGCATAAGCGACTGTATTATTAAAATACGCTACTTTGACTGTATTAATAACATCTTCTAATGGGTATTCCACTATTTCTGGTACACGTTCATCTATGCAACAAGAGTATATAACACCCTTATTTTTAGTTTCTAATAAAAACTCGTTTGCGACACCTGTTTGTTTTCCTGCTTTTGTATCATCTAAAAACCTAGAAGCTGGATCCATCATAAAAGTGCGATCTACATGTAAAATAGCACCAATACAATTTATTCCCCATACCTCATCATATCGTACAGAGTTTATTCTAGTTAAAACATATTCAGAAAAAGAACCACCTAAAGCGACAATCGCTACTTCTTTATTTTCTAACGTGGTCATGTTTTACGAGAAACCTTAATACCAGTTCTAAACGCATCTGTGTTTTCAGTTGCTTCACCATAATTTTTAAGTCTGGACATAGCTTCTACAAAACGACTATTATACAAAGTAAGTATCTCTTGCTCGCCTTTCATAAAAATATATGCTTCATACAAACTACCAAACAATAAGGTATCAGGGGCATTTGTACCTAACCAAGAAGTGCCATCACTAGTCGCTGTTATTGATTGTGGTCTATAATAATAATGTAACTCAGCTGAGTAATTTGCATTTGGGGTAGGACTTACTATAAAGTTGTCTACATCAAAGTATGCATAAAATCTTGGTACACCAGTAGTGGCAGGATTAGGATTAAACTCTTGCACATAGTTTACATCTTTGAAAAGTAAAAACTCGTGGCTACTAGAGTTTATAATAGATAAAGATATCGACCCTAAATAATCATCTGGTACGGCTAAAAATTTATTTCCATTGCTTAGTGTACCTGTAACATTTTTCCTAAAGTATTCTAACTCCACTAATTTAAGTATGCGTTCTTCTGCATTTTTAATAAAATTAGGAATATTACTGACAAAGGTTGTTTCAGAGTTTTCTGTATAATCTTTAATAGCTTGTGTAAGTGTTGTATTAGTGTAACTCATGGTGTATTCGCCTGACCGCCCATGCCGCTGTGGTTCGTACAATAGTAATATAAGGTTGCAACACTCGCCGCAACTGTTATTTCTGTATAAGCTCCTGAGTATCCAGGAGTCCCAGAAGTAGTTACTCCAGTAGTATATTCACTACCGCCACCATGCGTCCCATCAGAAGTAAGAGAAAACCTCAATGGATGACCGTTATTTGTACTATCACTTTGATCAAATCTATAAGTTTGACCCTCTGTCAAATTAACGGTAGCTTGTCTAGTGCCATCTATAAAATATTTATTAGCACCAAGATATTCGGCTACTGTAACTGCAAATATTTGACCTGTATATGCAGAAGTTCCCAAAGAACTTGTACCTGTGACTGCTGTAACAGAAGCAGTTACATTTGTAGCAATACTTCCTGTAACAGTGACCGTACCTACACTACCTGTTAAAGCATCCAAATCAGATATAGTGGATGGTATAATATCTTTACCTGTAGTTGTAAAAACTAAAAAAGGATTATTATCATCAGTGACATCTACTCTTGGCTGAAAAAGTGCTTGCGGATCATTAGGTTTACTTATTGGCTCAAGCTGTGGGTGTTTGGTTTCATAACACTCTGGGCATACTTTTAAGCCATTCCACTCTTCGCGCAAGTCTAAATAATCGTATCTAAAACCGCATCTATCACATATAGCTTTGGAATATATACCGACCGCATACGCCATCAACTAAACCCATAAAAATCTCTGCGAGGTGTAAGACTTAAATTAGCCCTGTCTATATCTTCAAAAGCCGCTCTATTAAATTCTTCTTCATACATAGCTTTCAATAGAGTAACTCTATCTGGTGCTCTTTTGATAGATAAATAATAAGCTAATCCAGCCGCTAAACACGGATAAAATCTAAATGGCACTTCAACAGTATTAACAAAAGTATCCGCATCTTCTATTCTTGTAAGTCTATCAAAAACAAAAGTATAAGCTTTATCAGGTGTAGGCCAGATTTTTAAAACAGGTGTAACTTGCCTGTCTACATAATATTGCGTGGGTCGAGCTTGTGTTCTTTTACTGGGAATATTTAAGAATGTATCTCTGCCTATCCTAGTGATTTGAACATCTGATTGTGTGCTTGTACCAGCATTTTCTCTAATGACAGCACTTAATATGTCAATAGTATCTGCATCTAATGTGTACTCTGCAGTACCTTGTGTTATTGATATAGTGTTCTGACTTATTGTCCATCTATTCAAACCTCTATTAGCCCAATCAGCAAACAACAAATTTAAAGAACGTTTAGCGGTTTTGAGGTCATAACCTGTACGTACCTCTAAACCGCAACGCTCAAAAGCTTCCTCGATATAGTCAGCTACATCAAGCTCAAAATTTGTTGAACCAGAAGTTGTCATTAACTATTTGGACCTCTTACTGCACCACCTTTTGACATACCTTTTTTACGCATATTCATGCTACCACCACCCATCATTTTAGAGCGACCTTTCTTCTTCATATTACCGCCACCCATCATTTTAGCTCTACCGCCTTTAGCCATTCCTTTTTTCTTCATGTTGCCGCCACCCATCATTTTTTTGCGACCTCCATTTGCCTTCCCTTTTTTATTATGCATAGCCATACTATTTCTCCTTTTTAGCATATAAGTTATCAAAAGTAA